GGAATTAATGAAAAAACTCACGGGCCAGCATAGTCCATTCACGCTAATGGGTGGAGGCTTATTCCACCTAGCGTTTGGTGCTATATTAACAGGTTCAGCTTTTGCTTCAGGAAAAAAATAAATGACAACGGTATCGTCGCAGAGTTTTCTTAAAGAAATAACCGAAACCCTAAAGCGCCACGAAGGTGTGCGTCAGTACGCCTATAGATGTCCCGCAGGTTACTGGACCATTGGTGCAGGCCGCAATATTGATGAGAACAGTGGTCGTGGTTTGAGCGACGATGAAATAGATTACTTGCTGCAGAATGATATTTCGTTGTCTATGGACGAACTACAAAATACCTTTTCCTGGTTTGGGGAACTACCCAAACAAGTCCAGGGGGTGCTTGTCAACATGCATTTCAACATGGGGTTATATACCTTGCGTAAATTTCGCAATATGCTGGATGCCCTTGAGCGTGGAGAATACAACCGTGCAGCAGATGAAATGCTTGATAGCAACTGGGCGGATCAGGTGGGTAATCGCGCCCTTGAACTATCTGATATTGTGCGCCAGAGTTAAACCAACCATTCGCGCCATGCTTCGCCCATGACGGCTGTGGCTAGATTAATTTTCTTCCTTAGTGCTTTGACGATCTTTTCGTCAACGGTCCCCTCAGCCAGAATATCGATGTAGGTTACCCTATTCACCTGACCTATGCGGTGTGCCCGATCCTCGGACTGCATACGGACCTCAAGGTCATATGTGTTGGAATAGTACACTACGGTAGCCGCCTGTGTGAGCGTAAGGCCATAGCCTCCTGTACGGACCTGCCCGATGAAAAAGCGGCAGGGGTGGTTTGGGTCTTGAAAATTAGCCACAAGACGCTGCCTATCATCATCTGATGTTTCGCCAAAATACGTGCCATAACTATCGCGGCCATATTCCTTGGTCAACACGGCGCTGATTTGCTTTATATCATAAATGTAATTGGCCCAGATAATAACCTTTCCTCTTGTTTCTTCTAAGATAGCCAACAGTTCATTTATGCGGTTGTTGGGCAACTCTTGAAATGTGCCGTCATCAAATTTGGCGTAGCCGCAAGTCACCTGCTGTAGCCGCAACAGTTGCGTGACGACATTTGTGGTTGTTATGTCGCCGTCCTCTAAGGTTGCTATGGCCCACTTTTTGAGATCAGCGTATACGGCCTTCTGTTCCTTGGTTAATTGCACTGTGCGACGCATGTAAACTTTTTCAGGTAGGTCTAGGCAATGCTCTTTCAGAACCCTATAGCTGAATTTATTCAAGGTCTTATTTAGTTCTTCAAGATTTTGGTACCCCACCACTTGTTGAAATGAATGCGTGGCAACTGACCGTTGCTGTATGATGGCGTACCGTGAGCGGAATGAGAAGTATGACGAATACCCTAGGTACACAGGGTCAAGGAATTCGCACTGTGCGTATAGGTCAAGAGGCGACTTAGTAACCGGCGACCCCGTTAATATTCGCTTATACGGCGCTAACGAACTAAGCTTTAGGATATTTTTGGTTCGTTTGGCCTTTGGGTTCTTGATGGTTGTGCTTTCATCAATGGTCATGAGGGTTTTATGGGCGTTTAAAAACTTCCCCGCAAACGCTGTGCCTTTCCGTGTGCTTAGTGCCTCAACGTTCATTACGAGGATTTTAAGGTCTTCGTTTGGGTATTCAAATAACGAATCCAAAAGATTTTGCTGAGTTTTGGTTGCAGTAGGGTTCCACGTTACAATGTTAGATAGTATGTGATTTGGCAAGTGTGCGGGAAGTTCATTTGCCACCCAATTACGATAAACACCCTTCGGTGCAATAATTAAAGCGGCGTTGATGTAGCCACGGTCATATAGAACAGCTATGTTATCGATCAATACTTTGGATTTACCTGTGCCCATTTCCATGAACAAGGCGTATTCCTTGCGATCCCACGACTTATTCAAAGCTGTACGTTGGTGATCATACGGCTTTGTTTTGAACGGGTAAATTAGTTCTTTCATACTTGTCTCCTTTCTACCTATATTTTACCCTATATAAAAGTAACGAACAAGGCCCTATAGTTAGTTCGAACAGTTCGAAGTATAGTGTGTTCCATCAAAGTGTGCTAATAGGCCAATATTCTAATAGGTTTTGGAAATAACATAGTTGTTAGAAGGGGTTAACCCCTATTAGAAGGCTATTAGAAGCTTTAAACGGTAGCGCAACCTCCTAAACGACGCGCGCGCGTTTTCCGCAGTTTACTTATGTTTTTCTACCTAGATAACTTTAGGCTTGTTTCCACCGGGCCAATAGGGTACATGGGTATAGTGTAAAAAACACAGTAGAAAGAAGAAAGGTGAACGCATGACCGTGTATGCAGTACAAGAAGAAGCCCCCGGCCAAAACATTCTTCCTGCTCGTGAATATGGCGATATCGTATACCTGCTTCCGAGGGGCCAAGTCACCTTCAGCGCGTCACCTACGCTACAGCGTTTAAAGCGTAAGCTGCGTGACTATAGCGATGAAGACTTCCTGCTTTTAATAGGTGACCCTGCCGCTATTGGCATGGCTACAATGGTTGCAGGAGACTACAACCGTGGCCGTGTTCAATTTTTGAAATGGGATCGCCAAGAAAAGCAGTATTACCCAATTAGATGGGATTTACATGAGAAAGGAGAAGAGTAGTGTCAGATCTTGAAGTGGAAAAAGCTTCTTTGGCAGAGGTCATTAAAGCTTTTAATAACTTATCTATCGAAGACTCACAGGAACTACGCCAGTTGTGCGAACAGTTGGTACAGCTAAGTGGATTGGTAGATAAGGCAACTGAAGTGCTGAAAAACATCAAAGCAATTCAGCGTAAATACGCAACCGAACTTGTACCCGATGCTATGGACGAAATGGGTATGCAGTCAATAACCACGGCTAATGGTGTTGATGTTTCGGTACGGGATGATTTGCATGTGCATATTTCAAAAGACAACCAACCGCAGGCTTTCACTTGGTTGCGGGATAACAACCACGAAGACATAATTAAAAATCAGGTGGTTGTGTCATTTAACAAAAATGAAGATAACGTAGCCGGAGCCTTTTATAGCGATGCTGTGGCTGGTGGTCACGACGTACAGCGTAAAGAAACCGTACACAATGGAACGTTACGGGCCTTTGTACGCGAAATGCGCAACAAGGGTGTTCAAATGCCTTTAGAAACGTTTGGCGTTTACGAGGGGCGTATTGCAAAAATCACCTCATATAAGGGAGACTAACTTATGGCTAAAGAAGCACAAGCCGTTCAAAAGGCGGAGGAAGCTGGTGCGATAACGCTTCCACAACTACAGGACTTGGTAACCACTGGTTTTGAAAATGTTGGCGTGGACGATACCGCAACGCCGTTTTTGAAGCTGTTGCAGAAAATGAGCCCTGAAACAGAAAAAGGCACCGCTGATTATATTGATGGTGCCGAAGCTGGGGGCATTTTAAACTCGGTTACCAAGCAGGTGTACGCTGGTAGCTCGGGGGTGAATGTTGTGCCTTGTACGTTCAGGCGAGAATACATTGAATGGGCACCCCGTGAAGCCAGTCAAGGTGCCCCCATAGCGCGGCATTCGTCTACCAGCAATATCCTAGCGCAAACCAGCCGTAGCCAAGACAATAAGGACGTATTGGCTAACGGCAATTATATTGAAAACACGGCGCAATGGTACGTGATACTGCTAAGTGATGATATGTCTGAATGGACCCCTGCGATGGTTTCCATGAAAAGCACACAGTTGAAACGTGCGCGTAGTTGGATGTCCATGATACGGGAAAGCCGCGCCCCTGTTATGTTCTCACATATTTACAAGCTCACTTCTACGCTGGAGCAAAACAATAAAGGGAACTGGTATAGTTGGGTCGTTAATCGTAGTACCGCACTTGATATAAACTACGAAACAATGACAGGTGTCCAACAAGATTCAGAAATCTTTAAGGCAGCCTATGAATTTGCCTTAGCCGTCAAGCAAGGCGAGGTGGATGCCACTGAACCACATGATGACGAGGTGCCGTTCTAACATCTTATAGAAAGAAGCGGATGTGTTTAATATTGAACGGTTTGCAAATGCTTTTGCAGGATTAGAAATAGCGTACTTGCGGCGACAAGATAATACTACTGGTTCAAAAAACGGTGGGAAGGTTGATAGTCGCTACAGTATAGTTCGTGAAACTCCGACGCGCCAAGTGTTTGCAGAGCACCTATCAGAAGGTTCGGCAGGCATTGGCATTGTGCCTATACGTGAAGACGGCACTTGTTCGTGGGGTTGTATTGATGTTGACGAATACCCCATTGACTTACCCGCCATACAGAAACGTCTATGTGAATATAAGCTACCATTCATTGTTAGTCGTTCTAAAAGCGGGGGTGCCCATCTTTTCTTATTTACGGACGAGCCTGTTGATGCGTCGTTAATGCGGCGTAAATTGTTTGAGCTTGCAGCAGCCTTGGGATATTCCCAAGGAGAGGTGTTTCCAAAGCAGGAAAAGCTGCTTCTTGAACGAGGCGACATTGGTAATGCCTTAAATTTGCCGTATTGTTCAGCTGAGGCGTCAACGCGATACGCCCTTAAACCTGATGGCACCTCAGCAACACTAGATGAATTCCTTAATTTAGTAGATGAGAACCGCTTAACAGAAGTTGAGCTTGAAGACCTAGAGGTTGTCGTAAAGGACGTATTGGAAGAAGCGCCTCCGTGTTTGCAATATCTTTGCGAACAGGGTTTTCCAAAGGGAACACGCAACAACGGGCTGTTCAACATTGGGGTTTATCTACGTAAGGCGTTTCAAGATACATGGGAAGTTGAAATAGAGGACTGTAACCGTCGATACATGGATCCGCCGCTGCCGTCGTCGGAGGTAGTTGCGGTCATAAAGCAACTACATAAAAAGGATTACGGGTACCGCTGCAAGGACCAACCCATCATCAGCTATTGTGATGCAACAACGTGTAAGTCTAGGCGGTTTGGTATAGGTCCGGCAGACTATACCCCCAGTTTTTCCAATCTATCAAAATTTAACAGCGATCCACCTTTGTGGTTTTTAACTGTTGGAGCCAATAGGTTAGTTTTACAAACCGATGATTTGCAGAACCAAACCAAGTTCCAACGGGCCTGTATGGAAGCCTTAAATATGATGCCGCCTAAGATGGGCGAACGTGGGTGGCAGGCATTGGTGCAGAAATTATTAGATAAAGTTGAGATAATTGACGTACCCCAGGAAGTGTCCATACAAGGGCAGTTTCTTAACTTGTTAGAAGCCTTTTGCACTGATCGCGCACAGGCGCAAACGCGAGATGAATTAATGCTGGGTAAGCCGTGGACTAGCGAAGCCCGTACTTATTTCAGATTAAAGGATTTATTGGATTACTGTTCGCGGCATAATTTTAAGCAGTACAACCACACACAGATGGCGTCAAAACTATCAGACATAGGTGGGGAGCATAAATTCTTCAATTTAAAAGGCAAGGGTGTGAATGTCTACCACGTTGCTGAATTTTTAATTGAAAAAACGCCGTACACGTTGCCTGAATTAAAGCAAGACAAGGAGGACGTAATGTGAGGAATATTTATCTCGGCCCTCCTGGCACAGGGAAAACAAGCAAGCTATTAGAACTTGTCGATAACGCCTTAGAAACAGGAACGCCGCCTCGCTACATTGGTTATTTTGCCTTTACTCGCGCGGCTAATGAAGAATCAATAACCCGCGCATGTGAGAAATTTCAACTTAGCCGTAAAGACTTACCGTTTTTCAGAACATTACATTCATTGGCCTTTCGTCAACTTGGGTTGAAAAGCACACAGGTGATGGGAGACGAACACTACCAGGAATTTGGGGACTGGCTTGGCTTACGTATTTCGGGGGGCTTGGATCGAGACACTGGTATATTTTACGGCAATGAGCGCGGCGACGAAATTCTAGCCCTTATAAATAAAGCTCGCATACGGGATATTTCTGTAGAGCAGCAATGGCATGAAGATATTTTGGACATTTCCTGGTTAGAGGTGGAGCGTGTAGATCGTGCATTGAAACTATACAAGCAGCGCCGGGAAATTGTTGATTATACCGATATGCTGTCGTTATTTCTTTTGCAAAAACCCGTTCCATTTTTGGAAACAATTTTTATTGATGAGGCCCAAGACCTTAATCGTCTACAATGGCAAATGGTATATTTATTAGAGGAGGTTTCTAAAAACTGCGTCATAGCGGGTGATGATGACCAAGCTATTTTCAAATGGGCTGGAGCAGATGTCGAGCAATTTTTAAATTTGACAGGGGAAACAATAGTTCTAGACAAATCGTTTAGGTTACCTAAGAACATAGCTCGTTTCGCCAAATCCATTGTACGGCGCATCGACCATAGATATGAAAAGGAATGGTTTCCACGGGACGAAGACGGAGAATTAGAGTACCATACTAAGTTCGACTACATCAATATGACGGCTGGCAAGTGGCTCGTGTTAGCCCGTACCCACTACATGCTTCAACCTATAGAAACACAATGCAGGCGCGAGGGATGGTTTTATTCAAAAAATAACATACCGAGTGTTCGTAAGTCGCTCGTCACCAGTATCCAGGATTGGGAGAAACTGCGCAAGGGGGGCGCTGTATCATCAGCCGCAGTTCGTAAAATATATCAATTCCTCAAAGCTGGCGGCAACGTTACTAAAAAAGAAAGAGGATTAAGGGACGTAACTGAATATGAAATGTTTACCCTTGACCAGCTCCAACAAAGCCATGGGCTGCAAACCTCAAATATCTGGCATGAAGCATTTGATAATATTTCCATACATGAGCGTGAGTATATGATTGCACTATTGCGTCGTGGGGAAAAGCTTACCGAAGAGCCTCGTGTTCGTTTATCAACCATCCATGCGGCCAAAGGAAAGGAATCCCAAAACGTGGTGCTTTTGACCGATCTTTCACGCAAGGCGTGGGTGCAGATGCGAGAATATGAAAGCGACGAACTACGAACATTTTATGTAGGAGCTACCCGTGCCAGAGAGTGCTTGCATATCATTATGCCGCAGACGCAATACTATTTTCCTATGTGAAACAATAGATAAAATAGCGGTTGTTATCGTTGCAAACGCCGCTACTATATATACATGGCAACTGTATTAGAAAGGATAGCAAATGCCAGCATATGTAGACTCGATGGCTTACGCCGAATCAGGCGGGGTGCCGTGGCATAAAGAAGGACATGCCGTATCGGATGACCTTACCCCTGATGAAATGGCTGAAGCCGCACAAATTACGTGGACCGTGAGTAAGCGGCCCTCGTATACCATTGTAGAACCCGAGTACAGTGAGGATGTGGGTCTTATGAACGACCCCAACCACAATCACATTGTTCGGGATGATACCAACGCTATTTTAGGCGTATGTAGCCCAGAAGGTTGGCACCCGTTCCAAAACACAGAAATTATGGGATTTTACAAAAAGTTCTGTGAAGCGGGGCAAATGCAAATGGAAACAGCAGGTAGCCTTCGTGACGGTAGGGATATTTGGGCGTTAGCCAAATATTCTGATGGGTTTACCCTTCCTGGTGGCGATGAGGTACGGGGTTATTGCCTTGTTTCTAATAGCCACAAACCTGGGAAGGCGTTTAAAATTCTAAATACCCCGGTACGAGTAGTGTGCTGGAATACCTTGAGTATGGCGTTGCAAAGCGCGACTGCTTTGGGCGGTATGTTCAGGTTGGCGCATCGTGTGCAGTTAACCACATCCATATTTAAGGAAGCTGAAAAAGCGTTGGGCTTGGCTACAGAACAGCTTGAAGGGTTCCAACAGCAAACTGAATTTTTGGCTTCTACGCAAATTAAGCCCGAGCAATTTGAGCGGTTTGTTGCTCAACTGTTTGCGCAAGATTTGCTGCAGGATGAGCAAGCCAAGGGGTTTGAAGGTAATGCGGTCCCCTTACGTGACCAGTTCAGAAACGGTACGCAAGCGCAGAAAGTGTATGATGCGTTTGAAAACAGCCCTGGAGCTGACCTAAAGTCAGCCAAGGGAACATACTGGGGTGCCGTCAATGCTGTAACCTACGCTATGGACCACCAAGGCACGGGACAACACGCTTTGCATGATGCTTGGTTTGGCCGCAAGGCGACCAACAAGCGTAATGCTTTGACCCTTGCCACAGAAATGGCGCAGGCTGCATAAGTTCTTTACTTGGTAGCGTCACTATAGTATAAGGGGTAGCGGGTTCGTTACCCCTTATCTTTTTAGAAAGGAGACAGTAATGATTTGCTTTGCTGTAGTTGATGATTACCATAAGGATGCTTCGTACGCCATGAGATTTAAAACTGTGGGAGAGGCAAAAGAGTCTGGCTTTATAAATAAATTCACCCCGGTTCTACGTGATGTTGAAGACATGCTGAAATACTATGAGGAGGATGAGCTTATTGGAATTCACTGCTTGCTCTCCTTACCTGAAGTGGTAAGGTACAAACCTTCCCAAACAATTTACAAAAAAGATTTAGCTAAAGTTGTTTGGGATATTATCACAACCAAGGCAAAACCTTATAGGAAGGGTGCAATGTCTACTATAACAGATTTAGATGAAGTACGAGAAGAGGTAACGGTTAAGTCATCAAAAACCGGAACTAAGCGGTCTAGACTATATGGCCGTGAGGATCTAATTGAAATTATTAAAAATAAGATCCCAATTCGCCCAGGAACCAAAAAATATAAGATTTGGTCTTATATGCAGAAAGGTATTACCGTGGCTGAGTTTGTTGCAGCCATCAGGGATGCTGGTCTTCCTGGAAGTGCGAAAGACTTACAACTTGCAGAAAAAGCTGGGTACATTAAAGTCCATAAAGCTTCTAAAGCAAGCAGCTAATTCGGTTCACGTCCCACATTTCCTTCCACGTGCTGGGGGCGTCCAATGGTGGGATAGGACGTTTCCTCTTAAGATTCTAAGATATAAGAAAGGAGAACGTGTTTATGGAAACACAGCCGTTTTACAACTTCCTTTACTGGATAAATCAGCGCCATGCTATTTATTGCAGGAAAAAGGAAGGTTTGCCATGGCCGTGGACAGAGGATAAAATCCTTCAAAAATACAAATTTACGAATGTATTTCGCGAGCTTGATAAAACTACAGTTTGGATGCGAGAAAACCTAACCAATCCAAACGCGCACCAATCATACCCCTTAATGATCTATAACTGTGCCGTGTTTCGTATGTTCGGCACCATGGAAATGTGTGAGGCTATTGGAGGCTGGCAAGATATCTATAACCCTAGACACCTTAAACGTATCGCCCGTGAACGTTTAGACAACAAGCAAAAGGTCTTCACGGGGGCGTACATTATAACGAATCAAGGCAAAAAAGACCCAAAGGAAAACATAGTAGTGGATGAGTTTTTGTTTGCTATTTGGGACTATAGGCAACTCTTATCTGATATTGCCAGTAGAGGTAGCTTGCAACAAATGCATCAAAATTTGGGCAAGCTTCAGGGTTGGGGTGGTGGTGGATTTATGGCCTATGAGCTTGTAAGTGATTTACGCCATACCCCTGTTCTACGAGATGCAACAGACATCAACACATGGGCCAATGCCGGTCCTGGGGCCAAGCGTGGCTTGAATAGAGTTTTTGGTAGACCCTTGAAGTTTGCCTCCAGCAAGCATGGCTGGAACGAAGAAATGAAGAAATTGTTGTTAAAGGTGAATGCCTTAAAACATTCCTATGTACCCACGTTAGAAATGCGGGAAATAGAACATAGTTTATGTGAGTTTGATAAATATGAGCGTGTGAAAAACGGTGAAGGTAAACCACGCAGTATTTATCAGCCGCCGGGACAAGAACGTTCTAAGTGGGCGCGGTACCGTGCCCGTAGAAAGGAGAAAATGAATGAGGAACATTTGCGTAGTACACCTGACTTATTGCAGTCCAAAGACGAGCATAGCTAGTGCGCGAGTTGCGCAGTATCTTGCTAATCATCTGAATGCAGATTTAGTTGACGGTATACAAAAGGGTCGGCCTTTTTTACGCCACACTTATGACACAATCTTATACGTCAACAGTATGGGCGCATTTGCAGAGGCAGAATTACGGCTAGAACTGGCTGATCAAATTCGTAGGTGTAAGAATTTAATTTATGTTCAAAATGACTATACGGTGCAGCCTATTAGTCAGGTGCAGAAAGTATTGCGCGATGAACGTGGTTGGTCTTTTAAGCAGCCTTTTGATAGTTCTCCTCCTTTCATATGGAGTAATATTCCTGAAAATGCCACTGGTCCGGGAAATGCTTATGTTAATTGGAACCTTTTAACATGGCACCCTATACCTTTAGAAGAAATCCACTTTAAGGATAAAATACAGGGATTGATGTATTACGGTTCCTATAGAAAGGATAGGGAGTTTTATTTTAAGAAGTATTTTGAAAATGCGCCTTATCCCGTGCACATTTCTACCAATGGGAAGGCGATCGAAAAGTTCAAAGCACTCGCGCCAAATATGACCAGACACGGTAGCTGGAAGTCTATGCGGGATTTATCTAAGTTTGCGGCTACCGTTTATATTGAAGACGAACATATCCACACACATTACAACTCACCTGCCAATCGTTTTTATGAATGCTTATCGGCAGGGGTAGCTATGTTTTTTGATGAAAGTACGCGAAATACTATGCGGACAGCTTTTCCCGAGGAAGGTGATTATTTGTTTCCTGTAGTGGATTGCGCTGAAGATGTGTTGGAAGCCTTACCAACGTACAAGCAAATCGTTTATGAGCAACGTCGGCTTTTTGGTCAAGATTATTTAATTGAGTTGGATAAGCAAACCACAAGGGCATGGGAAAACTTTTTGGAGGTAACCAATTAATGCAGGAGCCGCCGTTTTGCATTCAGTTTGAATTAACCGAGGGCTGCAATCTAGCTTGCGCATTTTGCGGTATTCAAGGCATACGTGACAATGGGGCGCATGGGCCGAGCAGTACAACAGGAAAGAATAGTAGGCCCTATAAATTCATGACTGTTGAAAACGCTGCATGGTTCGCCACAAGTTTACGGGAGACCCACACAGAAGGCCGCAAATGGAACCCCCGTATAGAAATGGCCATGCATGGTGAGCCAACCATGAACCCCGACCATGTGGAAATAGTGCGTGTGTTGCGTGATTATTTGCCTACGACCCATTTGATGATGACCAGTAACGGGGGTGGATTGCTGGGTGGCGATACCACTGAAAAAATCAACACGCTGATGCAAGCAGGTTTGAATGTGTTGCTTTTAGACAACTATGAAGCTGTGAATATTGTTCCAAAGGTAAAGCTTCTCTACAAGGGACCATACCCTATTTATGATTACCCTTTGGTTAAGTCTGCTAATCCACATAAGCGGCGTAAATCAACTGAACATGATATTGTTGTAGTAGATGATATATCAAGCGCAACGTCGGGCAATCACGCCAGTTTGAATAACCATTGCGGATCGGCTTTTCCACCTAGTCCTGTCGCCAAGGGTAAACGATGCGGTAAACCTTTTAGAGAAATGAGCATACGTTGGGATGGCAGTGTTGCGGGATGTTGTAATGATTGGCGCGGTTACTACCGGATAGGCAATGCTTTTGATACTGACTTAGATACGATTTGGCAGTCAGAAGAATTCAACGCTATGCGAGCAATGCTGTATGAGGGCGATAGGGAATTTGGTCCGTGTGCTGGGTGTGATGCTTTAACGTATCGCCCTGGATTGTTGCCAGACCATAAGGGACAAAAAACATGGCCCTCTGTAACTGAGAACGATAAAAAAGCCGTTGCTCGTGCTTTGGCTTTGGGGCCTTATACTAAGGTAATTAAACGCCCTTGGGAGGCCCTGTAAGGCCCCTGAGGGGGCAAGAAACAAGTACAGTAGGGGTAGGGTGCCTAATTGGAGGAAACATGCACACCATACATGCTCGAAATGTAAACGACGCCTTTGTAAGCGGCATGAAGCTTTTGTATGAAGAAGGCACACCGCGACGATCACGTGCCGGGGATGTGTTAGAATATCCCACCTGCGTGGCGACCGTTTACGAAAAGCCTTGGGAACGGGTGTTATTCAACCCTGTGCGTGATGCCAACCCGTTTTTTCATTTAATGGAAAGCCTGTGGATGTTGCGCGGCCAAAGGGATGTGCAATCCATGGTTCGGTACAACAAGCGTATGGATGAATACAGCGACGATGGCGAAGTATTTCACGGGGCCTATGGTTACCGATGGCGTAACCATTTCTCACAGGACTACAGGCTGCTTGATCAAATAAATATAATTATTCGCCGTTTGAAAAAAGACCCTATCGACCGCCGTTGTGTTTTACAAATGTGGGATGCCCCGTATGACTTAAATGTCAACAAGGTTGACATTC